CAACCTAAATCCGCAAGTGGTTATTGATAAGGTCGAATCAACATATAACCACGGATATAAATACGGTTGTCAAGACGAACTAATGGTAAAAGTATGTGAACCTAAATGTATATACTATAAAAATAAAGACTATCTAGTAGATGTAATGACATCTGACGACTTACAACAAGACCTAGAGGAAAGAATAGAATCTGATTTTACTGGTAGAATGATAAATCTTGCCGAAATGTTTGGTTTCGTGAATAAAGATTGTTCAGTATATCCGGGTGAACTGATGACTATATTCGGCCCTACTGGCGCTAATAAGACAACTTTAGCACAGAACATTGCATTAGGTTATGATTTCCTTAATGATGAAATAAGACCAGAATGGCAAATGCCAACACTATACTTATCATTAGAGTTAAGTGGTTGGTATCTTCATCGTAGAAATCAACAGATTGTAAGTGGCATGAATAAAGACGATGTTATAGCAAACTATAAATATATCGGTAAAAATTATAACCAGTTCTTAAAGCATGTAAACGTACAGACTGTAGCACCTACTACTGATTCTATAACCAAGCAGATAAGAGAGCTTCAGCCTCGTCTTGTTATTGTTGACTACATTGATTTAGTTGAAACACCAAGAGGGATAAATGGTGAGTATGAATCAATAAGGTATATCAGCCATTTTCTTTCCAATCTTGCAGTTAATAGTGACATAATTATTATTCAAGTTTCTCAAACCTCTAGAGATTACAGTAGGAATCAGATACTTGATATTTATGCTGGAAAAGGAAGTGGTGCAATAGAAAACGCATCAAGAAAGGTGCTCGGTATCAGTGGCTTACAGGATTCGCCTGAGAAGAAGATATCGTTATTTAAGAACAGTGATGGTGACCTATTTGAAGTAGATGTTAACTGGACACCCTCATTTCGGTTACCCGTAAGGAGGACATAATGAAAAAATATGTAGTTAAAACAGAGGTAACTGCTTCTGTCAAGATGGCTTTAGTAGAGCTCGCTCAAAGAAATAAGCGGTCTTTAAAAAAGCAGGTCGAACACATGCTTGAAGCAGTAGTTATTGATAACACTAGACTTGGTGGAAGAGGTGAATATGCGAAAACAGACAACTCGTGAACTTGTCGGAGAATATATAGACCTCGAAATTCAGGCTGAATATGCGTCTGATGACGAGATTCTTGATATAACCGATAAACTCGACACACTTAAAGGCACAATAAAGCGTAAAGTCGATGGTATAGACTACTTTATGGTAGAACTAGACCGTAAGCTGCACCTTATTGATGCAGAAGTCGAAGCTATTAAGAAAGAGGAAACCCGTTTAAGGGTTAGACGTCGTGCAACAGAATCATTAAAGAAATACTTTAACGGAGTTCTTATACCTATGGTAGTAGAAGAAGTTGGTATTAATGGAGTCTATGAAACTGATACAGCAAGATATAAGCTGTTTGAAGCATGGGGACCAGTAGTAGTATTGAACGAAGAAGAAGTACCTGATGATTTTAAAAGAGTTGTCATGACAGAGTCTATTGATAAAAAGAAAGCTCGTGAAGTTTTAACTAATAGTTCACGTGGAACCCGAATACCGGGACTTCACATTGAAAAAGTTAAACGGGTCAAGCGTTCATGAAACAAATGAATATAATACCATTTGTACATATATCTTTACCTCATGGTGATGATTATAGAGGAGCTTTTATTACATTATTTAATGTATTTCAGCTTGGTACTGTGGTAGATAATTCATTTGTTGATTTATCAATATCTTTCTGGAAGCTAGGAATCCACTTGCATTTTGTAATTGAGGAGGAGAATAGATGCCTAGAAATAAGAAGAGACAAAAAGACATAATATTAGAGTTATTGCAGGGAGGTGTTAATGTAACACCTATGTTGGCTTTAAATAGATGTGGTTGTTTCAGACTTGCAGCTATAGTACATCAACTGCGAGACGAGGGACATAGCATTGAAACCCATCGCATAAAAAGTCATACCGGGAATAAGTATGCAGAATATAGACTAACAAATACAGTATTTGCTAGTGCACTGTAATGCTTATTGGGGAGAGGTGTGTGGACATTCCTCTCCCCGTTCCCTTTAGAAAGGAGGAACTTTAGATGGCTAATAAAAAACCTGATAAATATTTTAGTGATAAATATAAAAGGATAATTAGAGTTGAAAAGATGGAAGATAGGATAAAGAATCTCAACAATTATATTGGTAAAACTCAAATGGTAATGTTTTATAAATGGATGCTAAAAGAAGGGAAGATAAGACCAGATGGAGCAGCAGCAGAACGAATGAATGAGCTACAGTTAGATAGTAAACGTACTAATATTTCACAATCTAAACATATTAATAAAGCCACAAAGGCAATCTTATTAAACAATCTTCA